CTATTTTGGCCATTCGAGTAACAGCCATCGACGCCGGGTTCAACTTGAGATCGAACACGACATCACCTGGATTAGCACCGTCACCAATAGGGCCAAGTAAATCCCTACCAGTGTATCGGATTGCATTGTGCATATCACCCAGCGCTTTGCCTGTTGGGGCAGTTGCTGCAGTGACACCAGTTGTAGCTAGAGCAGTATTGCCCAAACCCAACTTGAAACCTCCAATCGACAATCCAGCGGACCAGTTGCCGCCGGCCTTCGCCTCCGAAGGCCTTTCGCCATGCGCTGCAAACGGACCCTTCCGTTTTGCAGCAGACTTCTTCAACTTCTTCACCATTTCCTCTAAACGGGATCCCTGGAGGACAGGGACTGTACATGAGTAAGCACCTTTCGGCGTCGCCGTGCAGTCTCTCGGCATTTTGGTTAGCACGGAAGTAACCGTTTTGGGACACTACGCTTACCACCCCGTACGTTTAGGTACGATGACCACTCAGTTTAACGTCATGAGTTGGACGACCACGACTACCATGAACAGTACATATCCCAGTTGTACATCCAGTCGGCACTCATATACGATAGCACGACTGGGTCATTTATCGCAGAATCATCGTTCTTCGTGCGAAAGTAGTCTTCTATGTAAAGTTGGTCACTAACAAGCATACCAAATTCTCTCTCCACCAAAAGACGGGTGGAAAGATCAATCGGCTTCCTGATGCGATCCCATAACAAATCGCCAGGAGCGACGACCTGTGCTTCCAGGACTTCTCAAAGCGTGGTTCTAGATGCGAAAACAGCCTCAAACCATACAATGCGAATTCCCTCGCCACAGGACAGCCAGGTACCTCATACAATAAAGACAGACATTTTGCTAAGCCCAATTGCCTCATCAACCTATCTGAACCTACTATAAGTGGAGAGTGGGACCAACCAACGTGGCAAAGAAGCCAACATGGATCAATCACATTTTCACGAGGTGAGCACTCAGCTGAGTACATCATCCCGCAAAAATTACTCTCCCCGAGGGACCGCCTGATAGCAAGTTTTACCTCGAACCCCACCTTAGCGAAAGATGCCTTAGTGGGCACTGGACCGTAAACGACAAACAATCCATCATCCCCCTCAACGACACCATGACAGCGCGATCCAGATGAACGGCAAACGTACTGCATGATCATGAGGTTGGTAAAACCATTACCTAATGAAGTGCACATGTCACCCGACATGCGCGACCCAGAAACACTGACTGAGAGGTTCCTAAAGTTACACTTATTCATCCCTGCCAATGCGCGAGAAACGAGTTTAATAAACTCAGCACCACCACACACCAACCTGGACATGTAAGCATACAATTGGAATTCAACAGCCCGTAAAATCTCTGGAGTCATATGTGCTTCAAAAGCGGTATGATCAGTCTCTACCACGTACCCCCCCTGCGAACTGATAGACTCTTCTATATAGCCGGGCCTATCTGGTAGAGGTATGTGCTTGATAAATTCAGGTCGAGAAAATAAC